AGCATTTGACCGTGCCATTACCGGACTGTCGGCCCAATCAGAAGCAACAGACCTAGCACGCAGGTATGAGAACAAGGGCTTTCAAGTAACCAGAAGGATCATAGCACTGGCAGCTGTCTTTGCCGTCATCGTATGGCCCAAGGTTGTTCCTGTTTTGTTCCCCGATGTTCCTGTAGTTGTCGGATACACTCAATGGAACCCAGGGTTCTTATTCTTAGAAGGTTCAGAATCTGTCAATTGGCAACATATGAAGGGTCTGGTCCTTACACCATTGGACACACATTTATTATCAGCAATCATAGGGCTTTATTTTGGAGCATCAATGGTTAAGAACGCGAGGTAGTTATGGGTACGTTAGCTAAACCTATATCAAATGTTGTATTTCAAGATATGATTACACGGGCAGCGCAGTCTCCACAAGGCCAAGAATTATTTCCAGATGCTTCTAGGCAATTTTTAGAAAGCAGGGGATTGCAAAACCAACAACCGCAAGCTGCCAGTATATCTCCTATACAGGTACAGACAGGTGCAGTGCAACAGGCTCCACAAGCTGTACCACAAGGGGATGACAGGCGAAGGCAGATGATTGAGTTGTTAATGCGACAAGGGCAGAACGAACAGCAAATTCAAAATCGTCTGCAGCAACTGGACAAGCAGAAATTTTTTGATAAGCCAGAGGCTGAACCTCAGTTTACTCCTGGAACACAGGGGTTATTATCTGCAAATAAACCAGAGGAAAAAGAAGAAGAAAAACCCAAGGGTATCCTAGGGGTATAAAAAAGGGAGCGCCGAAGCGCCCCCATAGTATAAATTTTGTTTTATAAATTTTGTTATAGTAGTCTACCTAAACGGTGGACCATAGGCCCAACCAGTTAGGCTGTAACGTACTCCCCTGGTAACTGGGAGTACCCTGTGGTAGTAGTAACTGGGAAACACAATGAACCTACCCTTTGTCTTCAGAGCAGGTTCCTCAATTGTTCTCTTCTTGTATTTCCAGTTAGGTTGCCCCCAGCTAAACTGGAAGTCTCCCCCTTCATAATCATCATTTAAAGATGCGGTAAACGTGAGTTTTCTTGTCTGGTTTGCAGGTATCATATCATAGTGCCAGCTATATTTCTCCCCCTCAGTATACTTACTAAGCTGTAAGTTCTCCATTCCTATCAGGTCAAACCACCAACCAGTCTCAATGTTGGCTTTCTCTACCCAGGAGAATACTAACTTTTTAAACTGCTCATCATCAATTGGAAAGATGGAGTTGTTCCTTACCTGCTCACCACCATCACCATGTACCTTGGATTCTTGTTCTTCAAGGGTAGTCACCAACTTTGTAATAGCCTGGCAGAAATCATCAGATAGATCAGGTAGGATTTCACCAGAATAAAAAACTTGACCGTACATGACTATACCCCGCAGCTTCCACCGTGTCCGGTAATGTCGCAGATATCATGCGTTTCTATGGACTCTTCAAAGACTTCCCCCAGTTTTCCCACAGCGTCGGCGTAGGCGACGGGGGTGAGGGGCTGTCCACCACGGCATCCATCAGGGTAAACAGTAAAACCCCGCAACCTGTGAGCGTGGTCTGCGAGAGTACGAGAAAAGTCACTAACAGTATCCTCGTTGTTATCCTTACTGCCCCACTGAGGCAGGTTGATCGTACTTGAGATTGACATATCGACATAATCCTGCACATCCGCTTGAAATTTAATCCTACGTTTGTAGTCACTTGCCAAGTCCAGGGCAGACTCAATTTTATCTGGCTCAGTACCATATAGGTCTATAAGCTCTTGCGCTGCAGAATCTACAACGTACTGGTAGTGCCATTTAGTTCCATTTTTGAGATATCGTCTTTTGTAGGCAACAGCAAATATAGGCTCAACACCAGTAGAAGTACCAGCAAGAATGCCAATACTGCCCGTTGGCGCAATAGCTCTGTTAGCAACAGGAACGGACACGCCAAAACTGTTAGCAGTGCCAGTGCTAGTAGCATTAGAGATACTCTTATAAACGCGAAGCCATCTGTGAAGTTCTTCCGTAACTTCATATTTACTACCCCTCTTGATAAGCCACTCATGCATACCCATCAAGCCAAGACCTAATCGCCTTTGTGATTCTCGGACCTTGTACACCTTGTCATAGGGTAACTCAGCTTTCAGAGTACCACATAGTAAGAACTTTGTACCTAGCTCGACAACCTTCCTAAACTCTTCCAAGTTGTCTATCCTACCCAGGTTGCAGCTTCCCAAGTTACAAACATCAGAGTCTAACTCAGACGTTACCTCTGTACAAGCGTTTCTAAGGGTTTCATTTTCCTTGTCAAAGAAGTTAAAGCTAAATCCTGGCTCGGCTGTGCTGAGGGCTTGTCTAACATTTGCCTCAAAGACCTCTCCCATATCACCAGTGTTCCAGTAATTCAGTAGCCACTCTGTATCATAATTGACAGAGATATTGGTCATGTCCAAGGGTGCTGGGAAGTTAAAGTCTTGTTCCTTAATCTGACCAATGGAGAAACCTGTGGAACCCACTGGCATATCATACCAGTTCTTGCTGTTTAAAAACGTATCAACGTCACGGTGTTTCCAATTGAGGCTGGCATAGATAGCACTCCTACGACTACCACCCTGCATGACCCTTCGGCCTATCTCATTAATCATCTGCATCTTAGGTATAGGACCAGAGGCCAGACCACCTGTCTTACTAAGGCCAGCCCCTTCTGGACGATAGACAGAGTAATCTACCCCTATACCACCACCTGTCATTAGGCAGCTCTCAGACTTCCAGCTAAGGTTGGACCAGTCTTCCCTAGAGTCCTCCTCTGCCTTTAACAAATAACAATTGTTGAAGAACTTGGAAGGTCTACCAGCGTAGTATAAATACCTCCCACCAGGGATAAACTGGAGGTCTGTGATAATCTGTGTCAGATCTTGTACCTCGTCCTTGGGTAAGAACTCTCCACAAACATCCTCCACCAATACCTTTGCCAGATCTGCCCAAGTGTGACAACCTTGGTGAGCGTACTTCTGTTTAAAAATGTCCTCGCTAAACTTGGACCGGAACATTGGGTTTTCATTAGATTTAAAAGTCATGGCAATCCACAGGTCTAAGGTTGAAATTAGTTATATTGTACTCTACATCTTCCCTAAAGGCAAGCAGTAACTCCATAGGTTCGATGTTTAGTATGTCTACAATCTGGTCACAATTGTAAGCCTCAGCTAAATCTCTCAGCTGTTCCTCAGAAAGTGTGGGCATCTTTGCTCTCCTCCTTCCCGACAAAGAATACCGGACGGCCTGAGCGGAATTTCATATCCAGCTCCCCTGCCCAACAAGTATGCTTGTGGGAACAATAGGAACAATTTACACCCAGCTTCTGCCTACCCGTCTGACGGTCCTTGACAGTTTCAAAACATCTGTCAGGGGGATCAGATAGAGCAACGTCCTCCTTGACCTGTTTGATTTTAAGTTTAGTATTCTCCAGTTGAGTATGAGTGTAAGTAGCAAGCTCACCACTGCTCTTGTCGAATGCTACAAATGTACCACGCTCCTTACCAAGAGCATTACCATACCCACTGATCTGCGAAATGTAACCAAAGGGGTCATCATCTGGAAGCGTACCATTTTTAAATTTCTTCATTGCAAATGATGATGCAGATTTAATATCAACAAGCTCGCCATCTATCACGCAATCTATATGGCCCTTGATACCATCCATTTCAATCTCTGCCTGTTGTTCGGTGACAGAGTGTCCAGCTTCTTTGGCTAGGTAAATTAGAAAAGCCTCTACAATGTCGCCTATCATAAACTTTAGGCGCGTCTGTGGGCTAAACCCCTCGGCCTTGTCATCCCCGTTAATGTCGTACCATAGCTGCCTACTACAGGGCTTGCCAATGTTGGACATGCGTAACCTACCAGGAGCATCAGAGGTAGCCATCCATAGTTGGCGCTTAACAGCGTCCATGATTGTACTACCCAAAGCGAACAAGGCTTCCTGATCTGGTTTCTTCTTTCCAGTGTTGACAAGATTATAAATGTCATCTACCAGAGTGTCTATGGTTTTAGTCTCGCTCACTTGTATACTCCATTGCTATTATGTTTTTATAACTCTTTTGTTTGCCTCCTCGCACTCGGTATAGGCCTTGATAAGTATACCCATTCTCCTCACACCATTCCTTGACTGTCTGATCCTCAACCAATATCTCTATACCGTTGTCGTATAGGATATAAAAGCTTCCCCTGTATCTACCATTGCCTACTCCCTGGTAGATGACATCATAGCTGCTAACAGGGCGATAGAACCTTCTACCTCCGACATGTGCATTGTAGTAGTTGTCGCTTTCAAGTACCCCTAACTCCATCTGTATCTTTTCCTCATTGTAATACAGATCACGTTTGTTTTTACACAGCATAAGGATAACAAAGGTGAACGCTTCTGGTCCTAGTTCCTCTATCTCAGGCTTTAGGTATTTACCACTGGAATAGTAGTATCTCCATTCACTTGCATTTATCCTCTTGCGTTTCTTGAACTTCCAAAGGTGCTTGCATCCTATGTAGCTCTTACCGGACTCCTTATGGGTAATCTGGTAGACAAAACCCAGATGATCGTCAGGGTTAAAATTGCCTACCAGAGAGGTATCCCAATGTCCGTAGTCTTCTGACATAACCTAGAACGGAATCTCGTCGCTCATATCCTCAGCGACTTTGGAGTTGTTCTTAACCTTGGCTGTGGAGAACCCACCTTCCTCGTCATCCAGGCTCACATACTCTATCGGCTCTGTGATCTTAACAGCGTTCATAAAGGTAGTGACGCCTTGTCCATACTTGTTATTGTAAGGGCGCTGGGATATACGAACAACACCTTTGGAGCCATTCTGTAGCTGGGTTGGTCCTTGATACTCGTTCTCATCAGCATCTACCAGGGCAGGTTTGTAGTTGCTTTTCAGCTGGACATAGACCATGCCATCCATCTTGCCCTCATCCTGCTTAACAGTTAGGCCTATGTTCTTGGCAGCTTTTACCTGATCCCCTTCAAGACCAAGTGCTAAGGAATAGCGGTCAAACATGTCCTTTTGGTCGAAGATGAAAGGATAGAAAAAGGTTCCTTCAAGATAAGAATATTTATTAGCCATCAGTGTATCTCACTCCAGTTGTCGCCCACTTGTACATCACAATCTAATCTGCAGCGTAGGTCGTAGGCTTTGTTCACTTGCGATATAGATAGTATAACACATTCCTTGGATGCGTCAACATCTTTTTCACAACTTTCTAAAACTAATTCATCATGTATCATTGCAACAATCTTGCTCTGTAGTTTTCTCCTTCTAAGGTGATGATCTACATACATAAACCACTTTTTCATAAGCACGGCTGATGAGCCTTGGATCAGGGTATTTAAACTGGCGTGTCCTGAGCGTACCCGTAGAACCCTGCCATCCAGAGCCTTCAACTTGCCTTCGCTCTCCCCCTTTCTAATAACTGCTTCGCTAAGTCTTTTATAAGATGGCATATTTGCCATAAACCTTGCCCGTAACTCTGCCCCATCCTTGGCAGAACCATTGACCACAGCGCCTATCTTGGCATCACCTGCACCGTAGAGAAGTGCATAGATAAATGTTTTTGCCTGGTCCCTGTTGTCTAGCCCTGCCATGTTCTGGTTAGCAGTGTGTACATCACCCTCAAGCACCTCCTTTGTAAACTTGTCATC